ATGGCTAATAAGATGGTTGGAGCACTCGATGCTCTGTGTGTTCCTAACAAGCAGCGAACCGGTAAGGTTCACACTGGTTCGTCTCACGTTAGTACTCCCGCAAATTACGCGAGTGTTGCTGATCTGCGTTCCGCACTTCAGACGTTCAACGCTTCGTATTACACGAATGCACTTCTCGATAAGCTGACGACCAATGACATGGTCTATGCGGCTCGAATCCACCTTGATGGTGGAAACTCTTCTAACGGAACCATTTAAGGAGAAAGAACATGGCGGGTCTTCCTCCGTGGCTTGCAAAGGCCAAGGGTTCCGGCGGTTCTCAGGCACAGGCCGCAGGTCCTAGTAATTCTGGTGGCGGTAAGAGTGGTGCGATTCAGCGTCGGCGTGCCGCACTGATGGCTAAGACTGATAAGAACGAGAATAGTAAGGCTGATATTGCAGCTGACAAGAAGGAAGCTGCTCTAGCTGCCAAGATGGGTAAGTGATGAGTTACTCAGATCTTGAGGATCTTTATAACCGATTCTCTTACCATCCTCCTGCCAACGAAGAAGTTGGTAAGACTCATGAGGCCATTAGGTCTATGTGTCTTGCTATTGCAGAAGATTTTAGTATGCGGCTTCCTCATGGTCGTGAGAAGTCTCTTGCTCTTACCAAGCTTGAAGAGGCAATGTTCTGGGCTAATGCGGCAGTTGCCCGTAACCAGCCTCGACCAGAATCTGTTCTCAGTTAATTAAATCTTCCAGGTTTAGGGCCCGAGAGGGTACGAGCCACTAAGGAATTAAAATGGATGACATTGCTGGTAACGAGCCGATCGTATCTGGTCAGGATGATACTACTGGTATCAATCCTGCTTGGAACGAAGCTCTTTCCGGGATTCCGGAAGCTTTCCACCAGCAGCTGACTCCTCACTTTCAGAAGTGGGATCAGAGTGCTAACTCCCGGATCGAAGAGCTGAATGGTCAGCTCAAGAACTGGGAACCTTATGGTGCACTGACTGAGCACGGCATTACGATGGATCAGGTTACTGATGGTCTTCGTATTATGCAGGAACTCAATCAGAATCCAAAGGCCATTTACGATGCTCTCACCGAGCATTACGGATGGGGGAGTAATCCCGCACAGGCAGCTGATCCCTATAACATCGGTACTCCCCCTGTCGCGGAACAGACTCCGTTCGATCTGAAGTCTACTCCTGAATACAACCAGCTTCAGGAACAGCTTAACCTTGTTTCTCAGCTTATGGTTCAGGAGCAGCAGGCTAAGCAGCATGCCGCTGAGGATGCGAAGCTTAACAACGAGATTAACTCGGCCCTTGAGAAGTTCTCTGATGTTCAGCTCACACCTGACGTTGAGAACTTCATTCTTTCGCAGATGGAACACAAGGGTAAGACTGCTGATCAGGCTTTCCAGTCCTTCGTAGACTTCCGCAATTCATTGCAGCCAGCGCCGTTTGCACCTAATGTACTTAGTGCCAACGGTGGGGGAGTACCCTCTCAGGCCATCAATACTCGTAACCTTTCTGATGCCGACACGAAGGCTCTGATTGTTCAGATGCTTAAGGCTCAGAATGGTGTTCGATAAGGAGCATTAAATGGGTGCTACCCTTGCCACTGCGGATAACATCCTCAAGGTTATCTATGAGGACAAGATTCAGGAGCAGATCCAGAATCTGACCAAGGCATCTAAGCGAATCGAGCAATCCTCGGAGGGTGTTTCTTCCAAGGTCGGTGGTAAGTACGTAGACTTCCCGCTGCATGTTCGTCGTAACAATGGTATTGGTGCTCGTAATGAGCTTGAGCAGCTTCCGACCGCTGGTAACCAGGGTTACGAGGAAGCTCGTATGAAGCTTGCTTATCTGTACGGTTCGATTCGTCTTACCGGCCAGGCTCTTAAGCTTGCTGATTCTGAGTTCCAGAGTTTCGCATCTGTTCTGAACGAGGAAGTTAACGGTCTCGTCCGTGACCTCGCTAAGGACTACAACCGTCAGATCTTCGGTACTTCTGTCGGTGCACTTCTTACGTCTTCCGGTACTTACGCAACTAACACCATTCCTACTGGCAACACCCAGTACATGGAAGTTGGTCAGCTGGTTGATGTTTGGGATTCGACCGGTACTACGCAGAAGGCTACTGCCCGAAACGTTACCGCTGTTACTAAGAATGCTTCTATTGTCGTTGACGGCGCTGCTATCGCGACAGGGGCTGCCGGTGACATCGTTGTTCGTACCGGTAACCTGAACCGAGAGATTATCGGTTTCTCTCAGATCGTTAGCGACACCGGTACTCTCCACAATGTGAACCCTGCCACGGTTCCTCTGTGGAAGAGTGTTATGAACAACAACGGTGGTACTACTCGTCCGCTGTCTGAGTCGCTGATGATTAACATGGTCGATGATATCTACACCAATGGTGGAGACACGACCGTTATTCTTACGAACCTCGGTGTTCGTCGTTCTTACTACAACCTGCTTGTGCAGCAGCGTCGTTACGAGAACACGAAGGAGTTCGCTGGTGGTTTCAGTGGGCTGGCTTTCACTACCGACAATGGTGACATCCCGATCGTTACCGATGTCGACTGCCAGCCGAACCGTATGTACTTCCTGAACGAGAAGTCCATTAAGATCTACCGTGAGAGCGACTGGTCTTTCATGGACATGGATGGTTCTCGTTGGCAGCGTGTCATCGGTTTCGATGCTTATGATGCCACTCAGTACAAGTACATGAACATGGGTACGCACCGACGTAACACTCACGGCCTGCTTTCGGATCTTATCGAGAGCTGATGTTTAATAACAGCGAAGTTCGAGACATCATCGATAATGCTTATCGTGAACGTGCACATCTAGTTGCTCATCTTGCATCTATCTACCCGTCTATCATGACAGATGCTACAGATGAAGACTGGGCGATAGTCTACATCGATCTTCCAGAAGATGGTCAGGTTTCCTGGCACATTAACGAAGACGATGAGGAACTATTTACTCACGTTAAGCGTGATTCGGTAGAGTGGGACGGACACACTACTGAAGAGAAGTACCAGCGACTGGATTCTGCTACACGTAGAAGCTAATCCGTTTCATTGCTGAAAGGGCTATAAGAGACTAACATCTCTTATAGCCCTTTCGCGTTAGGAGATATAATGGCTAAGGCAACTATTAATGACCTCTGGTATGCGTATCTTCTTGGATCGCTTCCACCTTCTCAGGGCGGAAGTGCTACCGGAACTGTAGTCCTTACTCCTCAGCAGGCTAACAAGTGGGGGACGAAGCAGAATGCAAATACATCTAGCGCTCCAGTTCAGTTTGCAGTTCTCGCAAATGTTACCGTTGCTGATGGTGCTGGTCTATACGTTGTGAAGATGACGTACGGATATGGTGCGACAGCGGAAGCCACGACGTCTGACAATTTCCAGTTGGTTGTTAATTCGACTGGTGTTATCAGCCCTCCAGCCCCTGTCGCGACGAACAACACGATGTTTCCCCGTCAGGACTTCACCGTGAATCTTAACAACGGTGATGTTGTGAAGGTTATTACCAACATCGCCGCTAGTGCTTCTTCTGTTTACAAGACTATGCTCACGGTGGAGCGTATCGCGTGAAGCTTCTCAATGATGGCTCGGTCTATTTTCCTACCGAGACAGGGCAGTGGGTTTCACGTAATCAGCAGCGTATAGCGGAAATCATCAGTGATTATGATCCAAACCTCCGACTTCAGTGGATTCCAACCAATGAACGAGGGCCACAGGATTACGCTTTTCGAGTTGTTGACTTCACTCCAGGAAGGCCACCATACGCAGTCTGTTTTGGACACGAAGCCGACGAACGACTTCTCGCACAGATCTTTGCAGCAGATAACGCTAAGAATGGCGGGACACTTAATGTCCTAGACCGGATGAATGCTGCTGCTGAACTTGTGCAGGCTAAGAAGAATCAGGAATCGATCGAAGAGGCCAACGAAATAGCTCATGCGATTCTTCGATCCCAGAAGATTCACTATAAGCATGGTGGTATTGATTTTGGTAAGTGGGGAGGAGGTTTGATCGACCGATGAACGTTGGCGACGTGATGACACGTGTTCGCAGAACGTTCGGTGATGAATCCAGCGTTCAGATCACCGATCAGGACATTATCCGTTGGATCAATGATGCTCAAGAACACATCGTCCTTAATAATGAAGGACTGATGGAGACAAAGGCTTCGGCGGACATCGTTGCTAATCAGTCTGATTACAACGTGCCGGTTGATTTCAACATCCTTCGCTCACTGGCATATAAGGGTATTCGACTCAAGTCGTACTCGTTCAACGAGTTCAACGAGTACATCACGGGATTTCAGTCTGCGCCGGACCTTCAGCAGTACGGGCCCGGTATCCCGATTTGTTACATGGTGTGGAATCAGGTTATTACCATCTTCCCCACTCCAGCTCAGAGTGTGGGAAATGGACTCACCATCTTCTACATCAAACATCCAGCCCCTGTCGCGACAACTGCTGACAGTCTGAGTCTTCCACTTCAGTATCACAACGTGATTGTTGATTACTGTCTTCAGCAGGCTTACGAGCTTGATGAAGATGACGGTAAGGCGAGTCGCAAGGAGCAGCAGTTTACGAACAAGGTTCAGCAGTTGAATGACAGGAACAAGTGGACTGCTCAGGAGTATTACCCGAGCATTACGATTCTTCCTGACGACGCTAGTTACGGATATTACGGGTACTAAATGACTAAGCCGAAGCCAGCCCCGATCAATAAGTCATCAGAACTTAAGATTGGCCCTTTCGCCGGAGGTATCAACACCTGGTCTGATGCTTCAGCGATTGCAGATACCGAGCTCGTTGACTGTGTGAACTTCGACATTGACCTTGATGGTTCGTTGAAATCACGTCCCCCTGTCGCGAGTCTCTACAACCCGATCAACAACTCTTACACTTCAGGAACGTTCCTCGAAGCCAGTACTCAGGTTCTTGGAACGTTTGTTGGCAACTCTGGTGACCGAATCGTTCTATTTCAGTATGTCGAACGTATCCAGTCTCCGGATTCCGATAAGTTGTTTCTTGTTATCTACTTCATCGACGGACCTAATGCGGGTACCGCTCGAACCATGACGACGATTACCGGTTCGTCTAACCCGTTTACCAGTATGACCAGGTACAAGAACACGCTGTATCTGACACGTAGTCTTGGTGGTGGAGCGAAGATTGATATCGGAGCTCTCGCCTACACGGATCTTCCAAGTATGCCTTGGGGATCTAAGGGTCTGATTTACAAGGAACGTCTGTTTCTTGTTGGAGATCAGGGTTACAACTACTCGCGTATGGTCTTCTCGGATGTTGGTAATCCTGAGAACTTTCCCGCGGCTAACTTTTTCGACATTCGTCCTGGTGATGGTGAAACACTTAACGATTTCATTCTCTATCAGGATAACCTGATTCTCTTCAAGAATAGTTCGATCTGGGTCTTCTCGTACGATACTCAACCGCAGCAGGCCGTTCTTCAGCAGTTGCATAACAATCTTGGCGTAGAGAACCGTTGGTCTCTCTGCCTGTACGAGAATGTTATCTACTTTTTGAAGTACAACCAGGTCTATCAGATTTCCAATTTCCAATTTACTCGTATCAGTACGAAGATTATCTTCGAAGATGATAGGACTCTTCCGAACGGAACAGGAACTAACTGGGCTGATACTCAGTGGAAATATCCCAACTGGATGTCTCTGGTGGGGGATAGGCTTATAGTTCGGTTTTATAACCGACTTTATTCTTACTGTCTTCGTACACGAGCATGGGCTCGATGGGATAGTCAGGATAACAACATTAAATACATGGGTCAGATCGTAAAGGTTAATACCGCTGGGGTTCTCTCGCGACAGGGGTATGACTCTTACGTGATGGGAAGTTCTCTAACGAAACCCCCCTACCCAGGTATTTACAACTACTGCATCCCGACCACGATGATTCTTCGTGACTTCTATCTTCCAACCGGAACGGAAGGAGTTACGTACCTCACTGGTCCGGCTCAAGTCTTCGATATCCTCTTGAAGATCAAGACTAAAATCTATGACATCGGTCTTAGTCATCGATTCAAGAGACTCATGCATTGGGGTTGTGACATCGTTACGGGTCAGAACGTAACTGGAACACTCAATCCCTATTCATTGGCGTATCGAGTCACCTGGGCGCAACTTCTCACGGTTGCATGGAATCAGACGCAGACTTGGGGCTATCCTCTTTTCCAACAGCCGAGCACGGTACAGACGGCTGTCGCAGATGTCGGTGTCTATCGTCGATACATCAGATTTCCCAAATCACTTAGGTTCCGACTTCTTCAGTTTGAGGTATCACTGAGGACTGTTGGAAACACTAAGGACGGTCCTGCCCGACTCTACTCTCTTACTGCATTCATCATGCAGAAGCAGTTGGCACCTAAGGGAGTTAACTAACATGATGGTGGATCTATTTGGAAATAGTCGAGTCCCAAATCCCCCACCTGGAACACCGGTTGGTTCGGTGGCCAGTTATGCAGCGGGTGACAAGAGTTATGGTGCAGGAAGGCCGATGCCAAATATCGGACCTGTTTCTGGTCAAGGAATGCTCGGCTACAGTCAACGTGATAACCAAGCCCAAGCAAGAAAGAACGCAATCTTGCGAAGGCTTCAAGGACAGGGAACCGGAAACCCGATGAATCAGCAGGTTCTTAACTACCAGATGGGAACCTAATGGGAAGCTACACAATTCAGCGAGGAGACACGCTAGGCGGACTAGCGCGTAAGTACAACACGAGTGTTCAGAGTTTGGCTCAGGCCAATAAGATTCGTAACCCGAATATGATTTATGCGGGTGGGAAGCTGAACATTCCGAGTTATAATCCAACTCCTCAACCTGCACCACAAACGGCTGCCCCAGCTGCGCCGCAACCTCCTAAGCAGCAGTCACTTGATGACTGGCTTGCAGGAGATACGACTTACAATCAGCAACAGGCTAACTTCAATAAGGCCAAAGCTGATTATGATGCGCAGTACACACAGCAGCAACAGCAGACTAATCGAGACTACGCAACTTCCACTCGTGCTCTGAATCAACAGGGAACGTTGGACCGTGAGAATCAGATGAATGATTACGCGGGACGTGGAATCGTAAACTCTGGTGTCTACGCCAATGCCCTGTCGCAATACAACGATCAGTTCAATACGAAGATGAACAACCTTAACCAAGGTCTTCAGGACACGTTGAACAATCAGAACATGGCAAGGACTAACTTCCTTCGTCAGACACAGTACGAACAGGATGCGGCTCGACAGGATGCTGTTCGTCGTCGTGCTCAGAGTTTGGGGATCTAATGGGTTTCTGGGATTGGCTCTTTGATAACCCGAAGTCGCAGGACAATCAGATTGCCAAAGATCTTAAGCAGAAGTTGGGTCGTCAGCCCACTGATAACGAGATTCAACAGGAGAAGAACAACCGAAGCACGGGTAACCTGACATCTGGTGGAAACCCGAGTAATTACAATCCTAACGCAAACGTAGGTCCTTATACTCCGGGAGCTTCTCAGTCTCAGAGTAATAGTTCTCCGTTTGCTAACACTCAAGGTGCTCGACCTCAGGCATCTTCCCCTGTCGCGACAGGGGGTGGTTCTCCGTTTGCTAATCCGAACACTCAGGACAAGACGAGTATCAATGATGCTCTGAACGTTCTGAACAACCCTTACGTTTCTTCTCCGAATGCTCAGAACAACGCGTCGAGTGTTCTTCAGAAGTTCGGTATCAACGCTGGTCCGAACTTTCCTCAGCAAAATCCTTACGACAAGCTGTATCAGAACCTGATGGATCAAATCCAGAGTATTCAGGTTCAGCAGACTCCTTACGATCAGCTTAAGGCTATGGCTGATAGTCAGGTGAATGCTCAGTACGATCCGGTTATTAACTCACTTCAGGGTGAGATGAATCGTACTCAGACACGGGCAGACGAAAACAAGATGGATATCCGGAGCATGTATGGTGCTCTGGGCGATAATGCAAATGCACAAGCAGCACAAATGCAGCAGTCTAATCAGGTTGCTCAGGATCAGACTAATAAGCAGTACGATCAGGCTGCGCAACAGATGCAGCAGTCTTATCAGAACGTTGCTGGACAACAGCAAAACATCATGAGTCAGCTTGGTCTTCAGGCTGCCGGAGCTGATCCACGTCTTCAGCAGAACGATGCCGATAAGGCTTATTTCCAGAATCAGCAGGCTGCGGATCATCAGCATCAGATTGATGCACTTCAGCAGATCGGACAGGCTGATCAGGGGTACCAGCATAACATCGCGACTAATAGTCAGATGGCTGGTGAGAATCAGGCGCAGCTTCTTACCCGACAGCTTCAGGATTACATGGGTCAAGCTCAGGATAAGATGGTCGGTCTTCAGCAGCAGAAGGGTTTGGATGCTACGAACATTCTGAATCAGCTGTACATGAATGACCTGAATCGTGTTCAGAATCAGGGTCAAATGGCTTTCCAGCGAGCCATGGATATGAACAATTTCCAGCTGAACGCGATGAACGCCAACAACAGTAATCAGATGGCTCAGCAGGATCTTCTCGCTAAGCTCAAGATGATTGATGCTCGATGGGGACAGGGAAGCAAGGCTAATACAATGGGAACTCAGTCCGGTATGGGCGGAGTTGACCATTTCCTAGCTCAGCAGTATGGAAACGACAATAACGGTACCGCCGCTAAGCTTCAGCAACTTCTCGGGCAGACTCTTAATTCTCCGGAAGTTATTCAGGGGAAGGTTAAGGGGAAGGATGCTCAGGGTGCAGACACTATGTACAATATGACTGATGAATACGTAATGCAGCAGCTTAGGAATCTGGCTCAGCAGCAGGGTCTTAACGGAGTAGACGTTAATAACCTGATGGACTCGTATCTCG